TGATAAAAATAGTAATATAAAAAAGTATGTCATTGAAGTTAAACCTAAACATCAATGTTCACCCCCTGAAAAACACCCTAAACGAAGAACTGGAGCTTGGCTTAACAAAGTCAAAACTTGGGGTATCAATAAAGCAAAATGGGATTCTGCAAAAGAGTTCTGTTTAGACCATAATATGGAATTTAAGATTCTAACCGAAGACCATTTAAACCCTAGATAATTTATATAACCTGAGCGTATTCAGCAGATTGGTCTTTCACCACTCTATTAACGATACCTGTATGTGTATCACCACCATTATTCACATTGGTACTGTTAACAACTGTATTATTACCTTGTTTTGTGGTATCTCTTTGAAATGGGACCACAGAATCTGGTGATATATCAATTTTCTTATCTAAATCATAACCAGCTGCACTTATTCCTGCTTTTCTCATTTCTATTTCTTCATCAGTTGCCTTTTGTTCTAGTTGTGTAGTTACTGACGATTTAAATGGGTTTTCAAATTCAAGAAAGGGGATTTTATTTACATAGTGAAGAATCATATCCATTAGTTTTTCAAGTCCAACCATCATAATACTTCCAAGCATTTTGAATGGTGCCATTAATAAATCTATGATACCACCTGTGATATCACCAGAAAATATTTTTCCAAAAGCATCAATAATATTACCAAAATAATCTTTCATTAGGATAATGATACCACCAAAGAAATTACCAAAAAATTCTTTTATTGGAGCGATTGTTTCTTCGCTAAAACCAAGTAGTCCTAAAATTGAAGAAAATAAATCACCAACCAAATTAGCAACTCCATCAAAAAGTTTATCTATACCTTCTTTCATTAATCCAGTATCACCTGTAAACAGACCTACAATAATATCAAAAACACCAGCTAAAGAAGTTCCAAGATTTTTAATTGCTTGTATTATGATATCAAAGACGCCGCCAGGTTTCATAATAAAATTAAATAATTTTATCATAACAGGCACGACTTTTTCACTTATATAAGTGAAAGCTTCTCCAAGTAAGTCCTTTAAAGTATTAAAGGCTTTACCAAGAGGGCCCTTTACAGAATTAAATATACTTTTTACAGCAGGTATTAAATCACTATATATAAATTTAGTAACTTTTTTAAACATAGGACTTTGTAAGAATAGAGAAAGAGCAGCAAATGCAGCTATAAACAAACCTGTTTTTAGTGCGAATCCAGCTTTCCCTTTTAGATTTTTTCCTAATTCACCAAGTTTATTACCCAATCCTTTAAATCCTTTTTTAAATATACTTGTTTGTTGCTTGTCACGCCTCTTTTGTTCCTTTCCTTGCTTGATATCAAGTAATCCACTTTGTTTATCAATTTCTGTTTTTTTAGATGGGTCGGCTTTTAATGCTGCTGCTAGCAACGCTCTTTGACTTTTCATTTCTGCATCAAATTCTTGCCTTTTAGCTAATTCTTTATCACTTATTTTAAATAGAGTGTCATTCAATTTTTTAAATGATTCTTCATTATTCGGGCCCGAATCTTTTAACGTCTGTATATCTTCACCGCCTTGTTTAATATCTTTTTCAGTAGAGGCAATATTACCTTTTAACTCACTTCTAGATTTAGCTGCATCTGGGCTCAGTAGATTATCTGGGATTTTACTGCCCAGTCCTTCTTTAAGTTGTTTATTTTGTTTTTCATTTAATTTGACATTTTCGTCTTGAGCATTTTTTAATTTTTTTACCCCTGCTTCTAACTCACCCAGCTCAGAGACAAAGGACTTTGTTGCTGTCGTCATTTGTTTATCAAATTTATTGCCGAATCCAAACATTATTTTTTACTCGTTGAACCCACATATAATCCAAACCATGCAGCACCAGCACCTACTATTACTGATACAAAGGCAGATTGTGAGTTAGTTGGGTCAGGTAGTGTCATAAACCACTCTGTTGTTCTGTAAAATGAATATCCATACAGAGAGATTAATAATCTAGGGAACACACGCCACTTATCAAAACTAGAGGCAGCGTTGTTATACCATGAACCTGATTCTACTGTTGTAGTGGAACGGTCTACTTCTACTATATTTATTTTATCGTCAGCCATTTTTCCTATTTTCCTTATCCATTCTTTCGTTTTCTTCTTTAATATGATTTTGTAACAATCCTACGTATATCTCTCTTTCCCAAGGCATCATATTATCTAACTCTGTCAATGAGTATTTATGATGTTGCATAAGTGTAAAATTCATTTTATAGTAATTAGTAAGGCTCTCATGTGAGAGCCCTACACTAAAAAACTTTGTATACCCTCTAACACAACTTCACTAGTAACTTCTGTTTTTGGGTTTTTTACCTCTATTTTATGTCTAAGTCTTGGCATAGTTTCAAAAAACTTTACCACCTTTGCAAATTGTTCAGTTGATAAAGATTCAATAAACTCATTCAAGTCTTTATCTGACATATCAACTCTATTAGTTATTTCATCTTCAAAATGTACTTCTTCAATACATTCTTCAATTAATTTGAATATCATATCTGATGTATTACTTTTACCTGAATATTTGGCAAAAGTGCTTAAAAGTGGATATTTAAAAAACACTTTAATATCTTCTGTCAGTTGTATTTCATTGGTATGGTCATCAAATATTGCTACATTAATTTCATCTAAATTAACAGTATGTGACACTTTTGTTTTTTCATCATCTGGACAAGTTATAGTTAATTCTACTTTAGAACCAACTGATTTACTTCTCACTTGTAAAAATATATACTCTGCATCAAACATAGCAATTTTATTAGCATCTAATTTTTTAAAAGTGCAATCAGAAATTAATTGATTTATAGTATCAATTATTTCAGTAACACTTTCTGATTCTTGTGCCATCATTATTCTTTTTTGTTCTTTTACTAAAAAAGGTCTGTACTTTATTTCTTCATCTGTTGATGGTAAATTTAAAGTGTAAACTGGTGTTTCAAGTTTTGGTAAAGCCATGATTTTTCACTCCTGTTATTATAATCTACTTAATACTTTTGGTATTTTACTTAATAATTTTCTTTCTACTTGATTCGCAAGAACCCCTTGCAATCTATCTAATAATGGTTTAGGTAAACTCGCCTCATCTGTTAAGTTTTTCCAATATCTATAACTAAATGTTACACTCACTTCCATAATATTGCCTGCCTGACTAGCATCTAATCCTTGAGCTCCAATGGTATTTGGAAAACACTCAATTAACTCACAACCATATGTTCTATTTCCTTTATGGTCTAGTTGATATATCTGTATTGTTCCTACATAATCATCATAGTAACCCATAGCAAATGTTTGTGGATTATATGCAAGTCTTTGCCAAGTTTCAAAAAACTTCTTTTCTCTCATATCATTATGACAATAAAACTTGGCAGTAACATCAGCATAAGTATATCCTTGTGCAATCTTTCTTGCTGGGCCATAAATATTTTCATCAGCAGTAGTTTCAATCATTCTAGATGGAAACTCAATAGAGTTACATTGATAAGATACATCTTTGGTAACTTGTCCACCAACTTGACCCTTTAATACTTGTGAAAACAAATTAGTAGATGCACCTATACCACCTGAACCTCTAGTTCCTGATGGTGGTAAAAACAACACTTCATATCTTGAAGGAAGTGCCATTCCATTACTATCATGAGTTGACGCCAGTATCTCATTTAATACTGCTGAAGTACCTGCTTCTATGAAACTTCCAAAGTCCATTATATCATTCCCCTTGATTTTCCAAATACATGATTGTCAGATTGTTTTTTAAATCTTTGTACAGGCAATAGTGTTGCAATCATAAATTCGTCTGCTTCTACTTTTCTAAACTTAGACTTAACATGTCCTGCCAGATATCTTTTTAGACAAGGTTTAATTAAATCTATCTTTTTTAATCGACTATAATCTACCTGTAATTTAGTAGATTCATCAAATTTATTATTATTACTGTAATCTACCAATCTATCTAATAGTCTTAATCTTATGGGTATAGACAAATAATGTAAATTAATTCCTAAAAATCCATTGTTATATTTTTCAATGGGTAACACTAAAGGAAAAGTATCGTAATAAGGTAACTCTTTCTTTCCTTTAGGGTCATATACAAACATATTTAGTAGACCAAAGGTAGGTACTGATGTTCTTTTTCCATCACGAATCAAATTAGAAGATGTTGGCGTACCAAATTCCTTGATTTTATCACGAAACCATTGGGTTGACTTAGGTTTACCACCTGCTGCCTTTAATACACTTTCGATATATTTACTTTGTGCCATGCGTTATTTATAAGGATTGTGTGGAAGATATAAAAAAAGTGCCTCTATAGGGAATAGAGACACTCAATGTACTACTCAGCTAGTTTTTCAAAGTATGCTAATGTGTCATCTTCTTCAACCACAGGTGTTTCCACTCTTGTAGTTGAGGGTTTTGGTGCATCAATTTTAGGTGATGCGATAGGTGCATCATCCATTGTATCAGCGACATTACCAACCTTTACAGTTCCAGAAAGAACTGCATCTAACCTAGTTTTTAACTCATCATAAGACTTAAAGTTTGTTGGAGCACTATACTCTGCAAGAGAGTGTTGTGATTTCCAGACTTTATCTACTGCTTCATCATCTTCAAAGAAAACTGATGTATCTTCAAACTCTGATTTATCATAGTTCCAATAACCATCTACTTTTCTGATTTTTAATTTGAAATTAGCACCTTCCCAAAAATCAAATGGGTTGATTGCCTTTTCATCTTCAAACTCAGGCGACATTGCTGCTGTAATCTTATCAAAGATTTTTTTCCCATAACGGAACAAGAATACTTTACCTTCGTTCTCTGGGTGTTTCGCATCACTTACTACATAGATGTTTGAGAAATATTGTAATTTTCTTTTCTGTTTTCGGGCAATTTCTTTGTCAGATTCTAAACCTGTATTCCATAATTGAGTGTTATGTTCTGAAACAGGGTCTTTCTGATTAAGAGTTGTGAGAGAGTTCTCAATATACCATTGACCTGTTGGGCCTTGAAATGCATGATTCCAAACTTTTGCCCATGGCAAGTCCTCACCTTGAACAGCAGGTAAGAAACGAAGTACTGCATAACCATTACCAGACTTATCTAGTTCAGGTTTCCACAATCTTTCATCCACGTATGATTTTTTCTCTTGGGGTTTGGTTTCACCTTTAGCTGCATCAAGCAACTTATTAAGCGAACCACTACTTTTTAGACTATCTAAAGACATCTTTTATCTCCTTTCCGTATGTTGTCGTATGTTAATTTGTACATCTTTACTACATAACTATTTATATTAGTTATTCTGGTAATTATACTAGCCCCTGACATGTTTTGTCAAGTGTTTTATAACTAATTCTTTTAACATTTTTTCTCAGTAGTTCATTGTCGTATTGTTTTTGAAATGCAATACAGCTCTTGTTCTTATCATCTACCCAATAAAATTGAGTGTCTGGGTACTCCTTAAACACCTGTATTAACTGATTAACCCAATTATCTGTACTAAATCCCTTTGATTCTATGGGTAAGTAATTATTTGTTCCTTTATAGATGTTATTCAGAGGTTTATCATAACTACTCATATCAAATCCTAACATATATACTTCTTTTGTACCCTGTTGACAAGCCAGATGTATTGCAGTTGCACCAGCACACCAATCTTTAGGGTGTTTTATGTTTTTAATTTTATCACTCTCTTGTAACCATGTAACATATAGACCTACATTTTTATAGCATTTTCTTTTTATATCTTCTTTGTTGAGGTGTGGAAAGTTTTTTATCATATCGTGATAGTTTCTTTCTGCATCTATTGCTTCTTTTCCTTGTACAACACAAATATCACTATTGTTTGGATTGTCAGTTTGAAAAACTAGTTCTCGTGGATAGTTCATCATTAAAAACTCTGGATGAAATTGTTCTAGTATACTCCAATCTGCAAACCAACAATTGTTCTTAGATGTATAACCAGACTTGTATATCTCTTGTTGTATTCCGTAATCTATTGCAACTAGATTGTCAACTTTACAATCTCTATAGATTGCATTGCAGCCCCATGTAGCAAATCCTTTATAATCTTTGGTTATATCCCAAACTTTACGAGATTCACCATTTCCATAGATTAATGCCCTTGATAATGATGACATGATAAGTACTCCTTAAATTGTTCACTTGTTATAAATTTTAAATTATTAATTCCTTCAAAGTTATCAACATGTAATACTGGTGATACCCAAGTAAATTTTATATAATTAAATTTTCTTATGACTGTTCTCATTTGGTTTTGCCAAGGGGTAGAATCAAATCCCATTTTATAATCTTCCAATAGATATACGTTACTTAAAGGTTTGTCCGTTGTTGATAAATCAAATCCTAATAAAAATATTTCATCAACACCTTGTTCAGCGGCAAGATGCATTGATGTACTTCCAGCACTATTACCTTTAAATGATTCTATGTTGTTTACTTTATCTTTATCATCTAACCAAGTGATATATAAACCTGTATTTCTCATATACTTGTGTCTCAATTGATTGATATAACGAACCCTATAACAAAGCAGTCTAGCTTGATAAGAGTTAGTAAACTTTTGTTTTGCTGTTCTAGGGTTTTTACCTTGCACCACACATCTTGTTTTACTTCCCCTTTCTGTTTCAAAAATCTCATCTTCTTTAAAACCTAACTTTAACAGTTCTAAATGTCTACTACCAAATTCAGGTTTGTCAATAAAGTTTTTAGGTAATTCATTCCAGTCCAAAAACCAACATGTATTATCTTTTGCATAACCACTATTATATACTTCTTGTTGTGCAAGGTAATCTACGGCAACTAGATTATCAACTTGACCTTCGTGATGTATTTTATTGCAACCCCATGTAACTATATCTCTGTAACTTTTATTGATATCAAAACTTAGTCTTGATTCACCATTCCCATAAATTATCGCTTTACTCATAATTATTTTTTACATCCCCATATGTTAACGTATCTTTACCATTAATAGTTTTGTAGTCATGTAATTTAACTTTTGATTCAACCATAGTACATAGAAATCTTCTAGAATACTTAGATGGCTTTCTTTCAGTAATATAATGCCAACTGATAGGTGTGTTAGGAAAAAGTATGATTTTGTTTTCACCATAATTAAATTGTTTTTCTTTATTTGTTATGGGATTCTTTAATCTTAAATGTCCACCATCATCTTCTTCATTCTCATTTTTAAAATACCATAAACCTGTAACCATTTTGTTACCATTATCTATGTGTGACTTTCTCATTGGAAATCCTGTATCTGTTGGTGGATTCTCAGAGAAAGTGTGTGAGTAAGCACACTTTACCTTCTTAATATCTAATCTAGGATAGAACTTTTTAAACACAGATTCACTTTTAATTAATACATCTAAAGCAGATTCATTGAGTGTCGTTTTAATTTCATCATCTTCAATAAGTGTGTTTGACCTATTCTTAATCTTGTTCCACTTCTTATCTTCATCATTGGTATTCC